CAATCAACAAGCTACCGGATTGGAAGATTGGTGGGAAGAGTCATTGGGCTTGTACGGCGTATCTTTTAGACAACAACCCTGATATGGTTCTGCAGGAATACAAAGATGGAATTGATCGTTGGATCAAAGAATTAGCAGAAGAAGGTACTAAAGTTGTAGAAGAAAAGAAAGCCGAAGAAAAAATCACAACAGTTAAAAAGCCAAACATACAGGACCACCTTAGAGAAAAAGCTCAAGAGTGTGCAGCTGAATTAGAAGATCTTTATGATGAATTTGTTTACACTGACAAATGTAAATTCATTAAAGATCGTGCAACACCTTTGAGTATTTTACATGACAAAAATCCTTCTCCGCAGATGATTAACAGTATCATAGTAAACAGTTGGAAAGTTCAGCTCGACGAATACAAAGAAGTTCTCGAAGGCAATGATCCTCAGTTGGTTGAAGGATATCGACACTTTAAAAAAACTGATGTTAAAAATATAATTAAATTTGTTGAACAGATAATAGCCGACTGTGCCTCGTATATTCAACTGAAAAAAGTAAATCGTGCTCCTAGAAGACGAGTACCGGTTACACCCGAAAAGTTATCTCGCAAATACAAGTTTCTTAAAGAGTTCCCTGAACTTGGACTTACAAGTATGCCAGCATCAAAATTAGTAAATGCATCTGAAGCATGGTTATACGATGTTAAAAAGCGTAAACTAATACACTTGGTAGCTGATGAATATACTAAAACTTTTACTGTTAAAAACAACACAATAATCGGATACAGTGCAAAAGAAACAGTGCAAAAAACAATTAGAAAACCAGAAGAGCAAATAAAAGCATTTATGAAGCAAAGTAAACCGGGATCTAGGAAAGAGTTTAGCAATATTAAAACCACCGAAGTTGCGTGGAACACACGCGGAACAGAGAACTTAGTGATACTCAAAGTTTGGTAAATACTGGGGCAAGGAGCCCCGAATGGCCGAAGATACATTAAACCCGTTAAAAAATGACCTCATCGAGTATGTTAAATTAGAACTCGGTGAAGGCATCATTGATATTGAACCCGATCCAGCACACTACGAAGCTGCATATCAAAGAACGCTAGGCACTTATCGTCAACGAGCGCAAAATGCCTATGAAGAAAGCTATAGTTTTTTAAAGCTTCAAGCCGGGACAAATGTCTACACACTACCACAAGAAGTAGAACAAGTTAGACAAATTTTTCGAAGATCAGTTGGAATTACTGGTACCGGAGGGTATGCATTTGATCCGTTTGGAGCAGCCACTTTAAATGTTTATTTGCTGGATTTCAATCAGACATCAGGCGGAATGGCCACTTATGACTTTTATCAACAATATGTAGAACTAGCAGCTAGAATGTTTGGCGGCTATATTAATTTTACATGGAACCCAGTAACTAAGAAATTGCAGTTGATTCGAGACCCTCGCGGAGACGACGAAACTGTATTGCTTTGGACTTACAATCTTAAACCAGAAATTACACTGTTGAGTGATCGACAAATATCGCAATGGTTTCGTGATTACATGACTGGGGCAACCAAATATATTATTGGTGAAGCTAGAGAAAAGTTTGCTAGTATTGCAGGCCCACAAGGTGGCACAGCTCTTAACGGTAGTGCAATGAAGGCCGAAGGTCAAATGGTCATGGACAAATGCATCGAAGATCTTAAATTGTACGTCGACGGAAGTCAGCCATTGAGTTTTGTGATTGGATAAAACGATGAAAGCAGAAGAATTTATAAGCGAACATAAAATGGTGTGGAAACGCAACCCACGCACAGGGCAAACTAAAATGTCATGGCGGTGTGAAGCAGGTCCTCGAGCAGGCCGCACTGTTGCAAATGTTGCCGATTGCGGAGTTCGTTTAGACGTTGCCAAAGCACAAAGAATGAAAAAAACACGAGCACGTACCAAGGTGCGTCAAGCACGAAAAGCCAAAAAAACTAAAAGAGTAAATCCAGCAAGTAAATTGGTAAGAATACTTAACAAATATCGTTGACCAAGTATGTTATGTGTGCTATTATACACACATGAGTGACATAATGATAGATATTGAAACGTTGGGTACAGGGCCAGATGCTTGTATTTTAACTATAGCTGCACAATGCTTTGATCCCCTCAAAAGATCCGAACTTGAGAATCAAAAAACATATTATGCTCGTATTGACACCGAAAGTCAACCCGATCGAAACATTCAACAAGACACATTAGAATGGTGGGCCAGCCAACACCCGGACACTAGAGAAGAAGCATTTTCCGAAAACAATAGAGTTCCGCTTGATCAAGCATTATCTGATCTTGGAAAATTAATTTGGCAATCAAAAAGATTTTGGGCAAACGGGCCAACTTTTGATGCAAACATTTTAGAACATGCTTACAAAAGCTATAACATGGCTTTACCTTGGCAATTTTTTAATGTGCGTGATGCACGAACAGTATATGGACTGGTGCCCAATCTTGCAAAATATCCAGCAAGTCATCATGCATTAGAAGACTGTCGAAGACAAATATACCTGCTATGGGATGCATTGGATTTTTTACAAATAAGAGAACTTGTATGATTATCGGAATTTGTGGATTAATTGGATCTGGCAAAGGTACAGTAGCAGATATTTTAGTAGACTATCACGACTTTCAAAAAATTAGTTTTGCTGATAAACTCAAAGACGGTGTAGCACAAGTGTTTGGATGGGACCGTGCTATGCTAGAAGGCGATACCGATCGCAGTAGATTGTGGCGTGAAAAAGTAGATAAATTCTGGTCAAAAGAAACAGGACGTGAGATTACTCCTAGATTAGTTCTTCAGTTGTTTGGTACTGAATGTATGCGCAACGGGTTTGACAAAAACATTTGGGTTTTACTTGTTAAAAAACACATGCTTGATAATCCTCATGTAAACTATGTTATTCCAGATGTTCGTTTTCCCAATGAATTATCGATGATTAAAGAACTCGGTGGAGAAACATGGCAAGTTCGACGAGGCGAGTTGCCGTCATGGTTTACTGCTTATAGAGATCACGGCATAGATCCAGTAGGTATTCACGAAAGCGAATATCAATGGATTGACAAAGATAGCAACTTTGATGTGATAATAGAAAATAATCTAGACTTGGTCAGTTTAGAGCGCACAGTCAAAGATCAGGTTCCAAGTCGCCTTGACGCCATGGCAATTCCAACTTCGTAATTTCAACTATACAATTTAAACAGACAGTTTTGAGGTTTCTAAGATTACAATCATTGAGGTCTCCGTTAACATGAAATACTGTTAATTGTGTAGAATGTCTTGCAACAAAACCACATCTATTGCATGTGGTTTTTTTCTTATATCCAGATTTTTGCCATCTTGGTATAGACAATGGAATTTTACGGTTATTGCGTATACAAGAACCACATTTTTTTCTATAGTAGCGTTTTCCGTTGTGGTATCCGTTAATTGCAGCAACGTTTTTTTGACATACTTGGCATAAAGGTCTCATCTTGTATATATGATAAAAACCTTAATTAAGGTCTATGTAAACCCAATCTTTTTCCTTTTTCGCTAAATATGAATAGCGAATACTTTATTAAAAGGAAAAAACAATGGCACTAGTATCCCCAGGTGTAGAAGTCACAGTTGTTAACGAGTCGAATTATGTTCCAGCAGCAACAAATTCGGTTCCTTACATTCTGATTGCTACTGCACAAAACAAAACATCAGGTACAGGAACTGAAGTTGCTCCTGGTACCTTAGCAGCCAATGCTAACAAGACTTACTTAATTACAAGTCAAAGAGAATTATCTGCTACGTTTGGTAATCCGTTCTTTTACTCAACATCAGCAGGCACACCCATTAATGGATATGAGCTTAACGAATATGGCTTATTGTCTGCATTTTCAGTGCTTGGTGTAACAAACAGAGCATACGTACAAAGAGCTGATGTGGATCTTGCTGAATTAACAGCAACACTTGTTCGTCCAACTGGTAGCCCTGCAAACGGAACATACTGGTTTGATACCGGAACTACTGCTTGGGGGATCTTCCAATGGAACGCAAGTACTGGCGGATTTACAGTTCAAACACCAACAGTAATTACATCAACTGCTCAATTGAGTGGCGGCATTCCGGCTACTAATATTGGTAGCATTGGTGATTATGCTGTTGTTGCAACTAATGCAAACAATCCAATTTACTATAAGAACACCAGTAATGTTTGGGTACTAGTTGGATCCGATGCATGGAAATCAAGTTGGCCAACAATACAAGGTACCGAATCGGTTACATCAACTCTAACTGCTGCTAATGTTATGAATATTAACGGTACTAATGTTGTAGTTCCAAGTTCGCCAAATAACACAGTATCAGGATTTAAAGATGCAATCAACAGTGCAAGTATTTCAGGTGTTACTGCTGCGGTTGATTCAAGTGATCGACTTGTCTTATATGCAGACAGTGATGCAGGAGACGACGGATCAACTGTAAATGATGGATTTATTGACATCAGCGCACAAGATAGTACCACTGCACTATTGACAGCACTTGGTATTAGCGGTGGTATTGCATACTCACCATCATTACAACAGAGCTACAACTATGAAGTGCCAGCATGGCGTAGCACACAAACAACACCTCGACCAACTGGTTCGATTTGGAATATGTTAACCAATGTTAACAACGGTGCTAACTTTGTTATTAAAAAATACAGCACAGCAACAGCAGCATTTGTAACACAAGATGCTCCGATTTATGCAAGTGATCAAGCAGCAAACAAAGCACTTGATCCTGCAGGTGGCGGTGCAAACATTGTTGAAGATGCACTTTATGTAGAGTACAATGTAAGTCCTGAAGCCGAAGCTATTGGGTATAACAACACTGCAACATTCAAGTTCTTTGAAAGGTTTGCCACAGGATCAACTACTATCGCAGGTGATAATACAAATCCGGTGTTTACAAGTTCAGATACATTCACAATTCAAGCAAGTACAGCTAATAGCGATACGTTGACAACTGCGGTAACTGCTGTACTAGGCGGTACTACAGCATCAGATTTTGTTGCAGCAGTGTCAGCAGCAAATGTTCCAAATGTGTCAGCAACAGTTACTTCAACTGGTGCCATTGCGTTTACACATGCACTTGGCGGTGTAATTGTTCTTAAAGACGGCGTTGGAACACCTATCACTGGTGCTACTGAATGTAATTTTGTAACTACCACTACAGGTGTACGCAGCGGAACTGGAGATTTAACTGGTTCGTTGATTTTGTCTAATTGGGCTGCAATATCTACATACACAGCAAGTGTTAATGCACCAAGTCTTGATCCTGCTGATGGTAGAAAATGGTACTACTCAGCAACTGATCAAGTTGATATTATGATTCAAAGCGGCGGCGCTTGGAAAGGCTATAAAAATGTTAGTCTTGACATTCGCGGACTTGATCTAACAAATACTGATCCAGCAGGCCCAATTGTAAGTGCAACTGCACCCACTAAACAAAGCGACGAAACAGATCTTGTTTACGGCGACTTATGGATTGACACAAGCGACTTAGAAAACTATCCAATCATCAAAAGATGGCAACAGGTTGACGGTGTGTCGCAATGGGTAACAATTAACAACACTGATCAAACCACATCAGATGGCGTACTGTTCGCAGATGCACGATGGGGTACTTCTGGAACAGTTGATCCTGTAACAGATAACTATCCAACTATTGTGTCTCTATTGACAAGCGACTATCTTGATATGGATGCACCAAATCCTGCACTATATCCCGAAGGTATGTTGTTGTTTAATACACGTAGATCGGGCTACAATGTTAAAGCATATCAAGTAGATTACTTTAATGCAACTGATTTTTCTGTAGCTACGTATAGCGGAGCAACTACATATGCAACAGGCGCTCGTGTGTTGTATGATGGAATAATTTACACTGCTATACAAGCAACAACAGGTAATCTACCAACCGATACCAGTTACTGGAGCCCGCTACAAACATCAGCATGGGTAACAGAATCAGGCAATCGTGCAGACGGCTCACCCTACATGGGAAGACTAGCACAGCGTCAGATTGTGGTGGCAGCACTTAAATCAGCAATCGATACATCGGATGCATTGAGAGAAGAACAAAACGAGTTCAACTTGATTGCTTGTCCTCAATATCCAGAGTTGATGTCAAACATGGTTAGACTCAATAACGAGCGTGACAATACTGCGTTTGTTATCGGTGACACACCAATGCGTCTAAATCCAACCGGAACTGAGATTATTAACTGGTCAACAGACAACGGTGGATTGGGCTTTGCAACAGGCGACGGATTAAATGTAGCTGATCCTTACTTGGCTACTTTCTATCCAAGTTGTCGCACCACAGACTTGAACGGCAACCAAGTTGTAATGCCAGCAAGTCACATGATGCTTCGCACTATTGTACGTAGCGATGAAGTCAGCTATCCTTGGTTGGCACCAGCAGGTGTACGTAGAGGTACAGTTGATAATGCCGAATCTATTGGTTACATCAATGCTACAACTGGCGAATTTGAAACTATTGCAACTGGGCAAGGATTGCGTGATGTGTTGTACACAAACAAAATCAACCCAATTACATTTATACCAGGAACAGGTCTTACAAACTATGGTAACAAAACAGAAGCAGCAACTACAAGTGCAATTGACAGAATTAACGTTTCTAGGCTAATAGCTTATCTACGTGGTCGATTGAACGAAATTGCAAAAACTTTTGTATTTGAACCAAACGATCAAATTACACGTAACGAGTTTACTGGTGCAGTAGATGGACTTATGCTAGATCTGGTTGCCAAACGAGGCATTTACGATTATCTAGTTGTTTGTGACTTAACCAACAACACACCGGCTAGAATTGACAGAAACGAACTTTACATGGACATTGCTATCGAGCCTGTAAAAGCAGTTGAGTTTATTTACATTCCGGTTAGAATTAAAAACACAGGTGAAATTGCTTCTGGACAAGTAGCTACTTCAGCTGGTGTTTAATCGGAATAAATAATAACATAGGAGATAAACTACATGGCAGTCTCATCACTAACTAGAATGACAGTACCTTTGTCAAGCGACCAGAGCGCAAGCGCACAAGGGTTACTAATGCCCAAACTCAAATACCGCTTCCGGGTGGTATTTGAAAACCTTGGAGTTTCAACACCAAGAACCGAACTGACAAAACAAGTAATGGATTTTACTCGTCCGTCAGTAACGTTTGATGAAATTCCAATTGAAATATATAACAGTAGAATGTATCTTACTGGTAAGCACACATGGGAAATGCTTACTGTTAATTTACGTGACGATGCATCCGGCGAAGTTGCAAAACTAGTCGGTGAACAGCTACAGAAACAATTAGACTTTGTTGAACAAGCAAGTGCAGCATCAGGTATTGACTACAAGTTCCTTACACGTTGTGAAATTCTTGACGGTGGCAACGGTGCAGTTGACCCAGTTGTGCTTGAAACTTGGGAATGTTATGGTTGTTATCTAAACTCAGTTAACTATAACGACCTTAACTATGGAACAAGTGAACCAGTCACAATGACATTGCAAATTCGTTTCGATAATGCTGTTCAAACACCACTCGGATCAGGTGTTGGTTCAACTGTATCAAGAACAGTTGGCTCTCTTGTAACTGGTACCGGAACTGCTGGGACATAAGATCCCATGGCATTTGGTCAAGATTTTGTAAATTCCTTTTTTGGAAACGATTACTTGCGTGATTACAGTCACGCAAGTAAAATCTTTCGTACCAACGGATATAGTAACGCTCCACGTTTAAAGTTTCTATTCCATGTGTACTTTAATCTTAACACACAACAAATACCGCAATTAAGAAATATCATGGGAGAAGATCAATCAACAATTGGTCTTCTTGTTAAAACAATTGATTTACCAAGTTACAACATTGATGTTGAAACACTAAATCAATATAATAGAAAACGATTGGTACAGAAAAAAATTCAATACCAACCGATTTCGGCAACATTCCATGATGACAGCGGCGACTTAATACGCAATCTTTGGTACAACTATTACAGTTACTACTACAAAGATCCTTCGCAACCCTATCGCGGATCTACTTCAACAAATGGGACGTTAGGACCGTTTTCGACTGCATCAAATAGTTTTGATTATAACAGTCGAGACATATATGACGGAGCAAGATCAAAGAATGATTGGGGGTATGTTGGCGAAGCATACACCGACGGAACAAACTCTTCCGGTGGTAAACCAGCATTTTTTAAAGATATTTCCATATACGGATTCAATCAGCACAAATTTGTTGAGTACGTACTAATTAATCCTCTCATCACCGACTGGGATCATGACACATATGATTACAGTCAAGATGGAGGTGCAATGGAAAATGCTGTAAAAATCAGTTACGAAACTGTCAAGTATTATTCAGGTGCAATCGGAGGCGATAGACCTTCGAGTACTGTACAAGGGTTTGCTGCACCTAGTGATTATGATCAAACACAAAGCCCGCTGAGTCGCCCAGGCGGTAATCGTAGCATAGTTGGTCAAGGCGGCCTGCTAGATACCGGCAACGGTATTATGCAAGACCTAGAAAGCGGCACAGTTGCTGGATTAATTGGTGCTGTACAAAAAGCAGGAACTGCTTATAACACATACAAAGGCGCCGACTTTAAGAAAATTCTTAGAGACGAAGCAATCTCTGGTTTGCAAGGTGCTTTGAGACAAACACAACAGGGCACTGGTGGATTTGACACAACACCTATAACAAATATATTAAATACACCTATCTTTCCCACTCCGAGAGCAGGCGCACAAACCGGAAGCAACAGCCTCGGGCAATTTTTTAACTTATTTGACACTGTTCGAAGAATTAGGTAAAACATGGATACAGTAAATTCAATAAACAGCAACATCGACTTAACTGTTCGAGTATTTGATCAGTTCTACAATTTTGATCAAGCTGTTCCTGCCAATGAATACGATGCTGTTAACAGTTACTTTGAATCTGTCATGACTAAAAAAGACGCAGCAAAAAATTTCACTGTGGCTCTTTTTCGGATAGCACAAGATACAAATGCCAATCCGTTAACTTTGTTACAACAATTACAAGAATCTGGTGCAGATGAAATAGGGCTTAACCTAGTAATGGCCTATTATTTAAATGGAACAAGGAGCCCGAGTACATTGCTTGGTGTCAATAGCGTTTCTACACCAAATGCATTTGTTGCTCGCAACATCAAAGTATGACAAAGTTTGCACAAGGCACATATCGACCAAAAAACCCAAAAAAGTATGTAGGAAAAGGTGAACCTAGATATCGATCAGGCTGGGAGTTTAGTTTTTTTCAATTCTGCGACAACAACGAAGCTGTGTTGGAATGGGCCAGTGAAGCAATTTCTATCAAGTACATTCATCCTCTTACAGGAAAAATGAAAACATATATCCCCGATGTGTTTTTAAGATACCGTACAAAGAACAATAAAATTTGCACCGAAATAATAGAAATAAAACCAAGAAAGCAAAGTTTAATCGAAGGTCGCATGAGTGAAAAAGATCGCATGGTGGTTGCAGTTAATCATGCAAAATGGAAAGCAGCTCAAGCCTGGTGTAAAAAAGCTGGCATTGTGTTTAGAGTATTAAACGAAGATGCAATGTTTCGCAACGGCGGACAAAAGCGGTAAATATTACATGCCTCTTGTTAATAATAAAAACTTAGAAGATCTTTTTAATATGCCAAACTCAAACGAGTCTGACGACAATATAGTCGAAGACACAAATCCAGTTGACACAACTGAAAGCAGTTTAGCTATCACAGAAGAAACTTTGCAAGCAATTGATAAAATTGAAACTGCATTGCCAGCAGTTAAAGGATTAGAAGCAAGCGACAACGAAATGGATGAACTAGCAGCCAAGGCAACAGAAAGTTTTGATGAACTTATGGACCTTGGTATGCAAGTTGATAGTCGTTATGCTAGTGAAATTTTTTCAGTAGCCAGTAACATGTTGGGACATGCTATTACGGCTAAAACTTCTAAAATGAATAAAAAACTCAAAATGATTGATCTTCAACTAAAGAAGGCTCGATTAGATCAAACCGGAGGTGGCGACGATACCCCGCCTGCTCAAGGTAGAATACTGGACCGTAACGAACTTTTGCGTACACTTGCAAATGATATTGACAACAATTCTCCCAGTTCAGAAAACATCAAAAACGATAAATAGAATACAGGGATTGAGATATGAAAACATTTAAACATTATCTTGCGGAAAGCGAAAAAACTTTCGACTATCGCATTAAACTTGTTGGCGATTTGCCAGCAGGTTTTATTAAAGAATTTAAAAGCAGACTTAAAAAGTTTGATCCTGCTGGCATCGGAGACGAGAAAAAAACACCGGTTATGAGTCAACCGTTGGATTTTCCTGATCATACAAACGAGTCGGTTACTATGATGGATGTTTCGTTTAGGTATCCAGCAACACCGCCGCAGATCAAACAGATTGCTGAATTGCTTGGACTCAATCCCGATCGAATTGCAATGGTTCAGCAAACATATGACAATTCAATAGATAAAGAACTTTTAGGTATCAATGATAATAAAGATTTACTAACTGATACCAATCTACCTGCACCCGACGCTGAACAAAAAGAACTCAGCAAAGAATATGCAGCAACAGGTAAAGACAAGTCGATAGTTAAAAACTCTGCAGAAGATGCAACTTGGACAGTAGCTGGAGGTACTACACCACCAGCAGAAACAACTGACGACATTCCAATGGGAACAAAAAGCCCAATGACTGATGTAAAACGTCCGCCCAAACCAGCTACTGGCTTTAAGAAATAAAAAGGATATAAAATGAATACCATGGCAAACATTCTAAAGGCATTTGATTCTGCAGCAGACTCGGCGCCTTCAAACAAAAAAAGCAAAGCTAATTCCGGCTCAATGAAAGCACTGCTTGAAAGTTTTGATGCAATTGAGCTTGACGAAGGTCGTATGAAAGATCAATATACCAAACTTGAAGAATTAGAACCAGAAATCATGCAACTAAAATCCAAATATATGGACAAGGGCATGGAGCCAGAAGAAGCACAAGATATGGCATGCGAAAAGCTAGGCTGCGATCCTGAAATGTTTGACGAGTATTTAACTATGAAGTTTGATGAGCTTGACGAAGCAGACATTGACGAAAATGCATTCAACCAAGCAGCGGCCGCTGCGGCACGTGCAGGCAAGGACAGCTTTGAATTTGGTGGTAAAACACACAAAACCACAATGGACAAAGCTACAGCTCACAAACTAGATGATGATGTGCAAATCGACGAAGGTAGATACAAAGACCAACTCATTAATGATGCACAGAGTATGGACCTAGAAGATTTCTGTGACAAGCACGAAGGCTATGGTATGGATCGTGACGAATGTATTGCACAGTGGAAATACATCAATGGTGTCAAAGATGAATCAGTAAACGAAGCACCAACTATTGGCGCACCAGATTACAATCCAGCAGCAGGCAAATATGAAGACAACAGAGTTGAAACAGTTATTTTCAACGCAGAAGAAGGTGGAATCCTTGTTAGTGTTGATGGGAAGCCTATGGGTTGGGCAGGGCATCCAAAAGAACTAGCACAACTGCTGGGTAAAATAGGTGTTGATAAGGGAACCGACATGTTCCACAGCAGTGACGTAGACTTTGCCAGCGAAGAA